AGAAGTCTGGCTCATCATACTCTGTGACTCCATACCGGTGAGCCACATACCTGCTTGCCCAGTCATACTGTTGTGCTGGGTTAGCAGTAGCCAACCATTTAGATCTACCTTGAAGGAATCCATGATGGCTACCATTAACAGCATCAAAGTTCCAATTACTCTCTTTGATAGCAAGAGTATCTAAACAATTATAAGTCTTACTTGTTAGTTGGCTTTGAATAGCTTCTTTTATGCTTAAAGGTTTAAGTTCTATTGCTTCTGCTTGTGTTGGCCCTGATTCATTTATGAATAGAACTCCCCCGATAGCTAACATCGCGGTCGCGAGCAACCGCGCACACGCGCTCGCTAGCGATTTATAGCGTACTGCCTCTGTCAAATCCATGTCAACTCCCTAGTGTAACCGCAGGTCAAAGGCTCTTAATCCTGCATACAATCATGACGTTCATCTAGGTTGAATGAACAGTAGTAACAACCCATAGGCTCATAGCAATAAGCACAGCTGTATTCAAACATAATCTCGTTACAGCACATCATCAAAGTTGTGCGACTGCTTTCCCTGTAGTGAACTGACATTAATCCTCGTCTCTTATGACTGCGACAATTCGCTCGACTAATCTGCCTTCGGCTATGTTGTCGCATGTCTCACAAACGTGTAATGGCATAAACTTATGCTCGATATCTTTAGCAATAAACTCGCGTAAATCCTGTAGTATTGTTCTCATTTCTGGATTGCTCATTTCTTATCCTTTCCCCAACCAGTACCTTTGAAGATCGCTGGTGTTGCTGCGAATACCCGAATCATTGGTGTTGAGCAATGAAGTACCGGGTTGCCCACAGCACTCATTGAATGTTCTAGCTCTTGCGTTTGCCCGCATATTATGCATTCGTAATCATAAACTGGCATTGTGATCCTTACACTTCGTACAATAATTGTCATTAATTAACCATGTGCCACAGCCTTGACAACGGCTTGGCTCTTGAAACCATTCTGAGTAATCAACTTTATTGAGTAGCTGGATCAGGTCAGAGAATCGAAGCATGGCTCCGTACTCCCCAGCATCTTCACCTTGCCCGTTAAATCTCATAACCACAACACTCAGCTTCCCATCTGAGCGTTTGCGGGTCTGATCCAGCCACTCCTTTGGCTGAAAGGCAGATCTTGCTTTCACTTCGATGTCGAACGGAACACCTGTGATGTCACTGCCTTGTCTGCCTGCCCCAGCACTTTCAGCATATGGGAACCACTTTTTTAGGTACTCACCGACGCATTTCTGAGTGCGGTAACCACGATGCTTACGGTGCTGGGAAGCCATTTGTTATAACCAGATCGGTGGGCATTGTTCTGCCCGATTCTTTGACGGACATGTATAACCTTCATAAGGTTTGCCGGTCTTTGCTGAAACGCCTGTCTTGTGAATCATGAAGTCATGCTGGCACTTTGGTGCTTGCGGCACTTCCTTAGCGTTTAACTCATTTGATACCAAACTCATGGCATCACTTAATGATGGCGCAGCTGATATTGGTATGACATTTAGCTCATCTTTGGGATCAGCAATAGTCCACGCATCTTTTACTGGTTCTGGGAACTTTTGTTTGATAATTGGTTTCTCGACTTTTGCCATTTCTTCTCGGCTTGGTCTCTTGCCTTTAGTTGCGAAACCTGCGTTAGCAAGAGCTCTGCCGATCGCTGAAGTCTCGCAGTTTTCAAGCGCACTAGTGGCATTAACGCCGCGATCAGAATCCTTTTCTTCAGCAAACCCAGTCGAGTATGCGACTTGGTCGAGATAAGTGCGGTAGAGATAGGCCTTAACAACATATCGATGAGCTTCACAAACTTCCAATTCAGTTGATATCCGACCATCGGGAAACTCCTTCCAAAACTTTTCCAGCCGACTCTCGACTGTTTCATAATCTGCCAGGTTAAACGCCATGATCGATCTCCTCTTGCTTTACTAAAAACTCGGCTTGCTCGGTAAGTGGCCAGTGAGATCCATCTGGCCATATTGACACCCAGACAGCACAAGGCTGGCAATAATGTCGGTTGATTCCTTTAGACTTAGCATGCTGACTTACCACAGTCCACACAGCTAGTGTTTTACCTTTGCCATTAGGGTGTTCTTGACCCCAACGCATCTTGCAGTAATCACACCATTGACCGGGTTTTGCCTTAGTAACTGTCAAGGTCTGTCCAATCAGTTGATGTAATAGAGCCAGCGATTGCAGAGTAGCTACAGATGTCCTTGTAACTGTCTGGGTGGTTTGCCGTTGTTTTAATTCGCGAGATCTTGGTGAGGATGAGACAGATTGCGACTTCGTGAGGCTCGATGTTTTTGTCAAGATACACACTCCAGAGTCTTGCGATTTGAATGTGATTGAGAGTTGAATCGCCGTACTCGCTGCCTCGTTCGACAAGGAGTTGCTTGGCTTCATCGAGGATTTCACTGGCCTTCACTCTGACCAGAATGTGTGTCGGGCAACTGAGCGACCCAGTGCGTATCCTTCATCTTTGCCTTGCTTGTAGCCATGCGCATAACCAGCTGCGATGCCTACGACCAAAAACGCCAGCATTACTAGCGTTAGATATAAATCAAGATTCATTTCTTAGCCCCTTAATCTCAGTGAGGATCACTGATAAGGCGAATGTACAGGTTACCTAGGACTTATCAAGCACCCTTTGATAACGAAACGGTAACAATTCTGAATTATCCATATGGGTGTCGATGTCTCGCCTTAGCGGATCATCGAGATCGCCCGAACCTGCGGCCGTTGTACACAAATGTGCCATCCTTTTCTAAGTGAATTGTCGTTACCTGGACACCCTTGGCATCTTCTTCTACTATCAAGAATGCCTGCTGCCAGTTCATTGTGCCTTTAGTGTAGGCAGCCTTTCGAATATCCATTAAATGACCACCTTCAAAGCCACGCAGGATACGCCCTAATTTGCCCCCAGAAGCCTCTGTAAAGGCTGATTGGCCTGCCCTGTGAGTGTGTCCACAGATCACGCTTAGCCCATGCCTACGGGCTGCTTCTAGGGCTGTAAGGCCAGGAGTGGGTTTGATAGCCTGTTCATCTCCATGTACTGCCACATAACCTTTAGCGATCGGAAATGGCTTCTTGTGGTAAGAGATTCCAAGCTCATCGAGCTTCATAAACTTTTCAAAGCGGAGCTCTGGTAATGACAAGAATGCTGGGATCTTATTCATGATCACGTTGTAAAGCCGATCAGTGTGGTTTGACCTGATCATGTGGGCTTCTTTAGCATGTTGAGTCAATTCCCATAAGACATCGACCGTCATGTCTCGATCACTAGCTAGGGTTTGCTCGTACCATCCTGGCTTGTTTTCTGTCCATCGGCTGATTTGTGGGAGATCGATTTCATCTCCGAGAGTAACGACAGCATCTGGCCGAAATACTTTAATAAACGCGGTGACATTTTTTACTGCTACTTCATCATGATACGGAACTTGTAAGTCTGGTATTACGATGGTTCTTTTCATTAATCCTCGTCATCGTCTAAACCCGGTAAATTACTTGGGTTGTCATTGATGCGTTTGGGCAGTATCCATTCAGGATATGAGAACGGATCCATGATCATCGATAAGCAAATGTCCACTGGAAAGCCAGCCTTGCGCAAAGCCTTGTAATACTCATTAAGACCAATACAGTAAGCCTCTAGTGGAGTGTAAGAGTCATCAACTATTGACTTAGTGCGAGCTTTGCGAGGCGCGGCCATGACTTTATTCTAGCGTTCTAAAAGTATGTTGTAAATCTCATCGACTCGCGTGTTGAGTCGCTTGATCTCGCTGAGTAAGTGTGTGATCACATAACCAGCCAATCCACCGATTGTCACAAGAGTAGCAATATAGAGCTGAAAGAACTCGGCCTGTGTCATTTTCTTCCAAGTTCATCTTTTGGATCGAGGTATCTCAATACTGGAGGGATTATCGAGGCAAGACCAGCAGCAATTAATGCCTTTGGTTCAGTAACCCCAGCTGCGTACATTGAAATGATTGCAACCAAGAATGCTCTGCCCCAAGATGCTGCTGCGTTTTGTAGATCTTTCATGCTGATCCTCCGATCATAGGTATTTGAAGAAACTCACCATTAAGGTCAGCCGCTTTCGTAAACGAGATATGGCAGTGGTGATTATGTTTGTTGATGCCGTTGTACTTGCGCCACTTCCAAGCGAGTTTTGAACTGGCAATTTTGCCGTCAAAGATGATGTAGCTGATTCGCTTTGACTTATCAGACTTCGCAAAGATACGAATCTGATCCGCAAGATCTGGCATGAGGTCAGGTTTAGCCTTGCCTGTAAGATCTCGATCGACATCGATGGCACGTACCCAGCCGTTAGCATCAGGATTGTGATCTGAAACGCGCGCGCTGTGTCGAGTATCGCCGATCCAACCATCAGAACTTCTATCTCGATCTCCGAAGGTGTCGTCAATTTGTTCTCTTAACTGAATCGCAGCTTTAGATAATCGGTACTTTGTGGTCATTGTTTTCACACTCCCATAAGTAATTGTCAAGGTTAAGAGTTGCTTCTTCATGACATTTAGGCATTAAGAAAGCATCTAGTAATTGATCATAAGTAAAACCAATGCCAGCGTAATGCTTACGAATTGTTGAGTTGTAACTTGTGCGCTTACAAGTCTGACCTCTGAAATTACCGTACCAAGTTTCTGGATCTAAACCATCGATTAATTCGGTTTCATCAATGCCAACAATAACTTCCGTAACAATGTTGTTTTCATCTAAGAATGCGTAATGAGCCATTATGACCAACTAACTGTGCCAGTACCGGCAGTGATAGTAGTTACCTTAAATCCACCAGCACTCGCTGTCGATCCTGTTAGACCGCCACCGATTGTAATTGTGCGTGTGTCTGGATACTTTAGAACGACTATGCCGCTTCCGCCACTGCCGCCTGTTGATGGGCCACCGACAGCAGAACCAGCAGCTGAACCGCCACCGCCAGCACCTCTGTTAGCAGTGCCGTTACTTCCATTTCCTTTGACACCTGACTCAGCCAAGAATCCTGCGCCACCACCGCCTGTGCCACCAGCACCAGCAGCAGGGGTAGAAGGAACTCCTACGTCTGTTTGCTCTGCTGCGCCACCGCCACCACCACCAGCGTATGTAACTGATGAACCTGTAATTGATGAAGCTGTACCATTGCCACCGTTACCAGCTTGAGTCGATGTTGCATTTGCGCCAGCCGAACTGTGACCACCACCGCCACCGCCTGTTTTATTTGTAACGGTGGAAGATATACCTGTGCCGCCATTATTTCCTTGGCTACCAGTACCGCCTGTAGGCGATTCAGTTGTGTTGCGACCGCCACCGCCGCCGCCAGAACCACCGTTAGCACCATTTGCTAAATCAAAACCGCCAGCATAACCGCCGCCTGTTGCAGTTAAAGAACTAAAAACACTGTTTGATCCATTAGATCCAGTACCAGCAGCACCAGCACCACCAGCGCCAACTGTAACTGTGTAGTTTGTCAAAGCTGCAATCGATAAGCCTGATGCTGTGAGTAAGCCGCCAGCACCGCCACCACCGCCAGCCGCCATGTTTCCTGATGAGTTTCCACCACCAGAACCACCGCCAGCAACTACCAAGTATTCCAAGCTAAAAGAAATACCAGGTGTTCCTAAGCAACCTGCAATAGTGTTTAGCATTAGGCGATAGCACCCACTACATACCAAGTATCTGTACCAGTCTTGATACAAGCTGCTGATTTGTATTGAGCAAGAGTAGGGGCAGCCGCCGTAGCACCTGCTGAAAGAACTGTGGTTGTACCGCTAGTGACAGCTGAGATTGTGCAGGTGCCAGCACCAATGTTTAACACTGTAATCACTGTGCCAACTGGGTGTGCTACTGAAGCATTAGTAGGAATCTTAAAAGCGTTAGCAGAAGCATTAGACATCGTTACTAGAGTCTGATAACTATCGCTTAATACCGATGTATAGGTTGTGCCTGTCTGCGCGTTTAAAGTAAATGCGACCAAGCCATTGAACATGGCAGCCGTCATTACATCACCCGTTGCCGCTGGGAATCCTGTTGCCATATTTGCTCCTTAGTAAGAAAGTGTGTTAGTGCCTAAAACGCCATATTGTGATGATCCTATTATAAACGAATCTATGATCGGTTCAAGCGTTGTGAGTGTTGTTTTCCAGTTACTTGGCCTAACGTCATGAGATATGCCAAATACCTGCAAAGTCTTGGTCAGGGTCGATGACCCTGGTTGTGTGGTTGTGACTGTCACTGGATCAAAAAAGTCAAGATCCAAGGCGGCAAGAATGCCAGCATCATAGTTATCAGTGTAGAGATCAAGGGTAACAGCATCGCATCGAATAGAGGTTTCTTGGCGAGAAGCAACAAATGCTTGGGCATTGTTTAGGGCTTCCGCATCGGTTTCCATCAATAGGTTTTGCTCTTGATAAGAGTGTAAGAAATACTTGTCAATAGAAGCTTGATTGAAAGCAACCTGTGGAGTGCCACCAGTACGAGTAATGGTAGCTTTGTTAAATACCAGGGTGTCGTCTAACTTCCATAGGGCATTGTTATAAGAAATGCCAGTGCCATTGTCGTTGAAATCAACTGGAGTGCCAGCCACGCTTGATGATGTAAGCGCGCGATCTTGAAAAACTACGTTGCCAAAGCCATCCATATACAGGGAGCCATATTCGGTGCTGGTGATCAGCTGCATTGCGCCAAGGGAAGTACGCAAACTGCCAGGGTCCGCTTGAACTGTGGTTTGACCTGCATCAATATCACGCATGCCAGTAGGCCATCCGACAGCATCAAGGATCTTGCCAATGCGAGTGCCAGTAGTTTGACCAGCTGTGGCAGAAGCGACAGTGGTGATTTGTGCATTCTGGAACAATCTAAATCCATCGACTGCTTGGATAGTAGTGTAAACCACTTCACCAACATCGCGAGGCGTGGTCGTATCATAAGATGTTATGTAGCCAGCAAAGATTGGGTAAGTATTCCCATTCCAAGTTGCAGTTATCGTTACCTTACGCATTGGAGTTAGCAAGTTGTAATAAGGACTTGCTGGGTTCATCGGGTTGAAATCGCCGTTTTGATCGATGATCCGCAGGCTCATTGTGCCAGTTTGGAATATGTCTGACAGTGCTGTGCGGCCTCGATTAGTTTTAATTGAATCAACTTGGTTAGAGACATCGACTGTAACAGCTGTGCCATCGGCTAAAGCATTGACACCCAAAACACCCGAATCAAGAATCATAGGCGAGGCAAAGCCAGCACCTGTTGAAAAGTTGATAATGGCGTTGATTACTGGGATTGTCATCCTTCATCAACCCTAAAGCCAAGTGAACCTGGTCTCCTAGTAGTTAAACCTTGGGTATCAGCGATAACAAGTGCATCAGCTACAACCTTAACGAGCTCTTGTTCAGCGACTACGGATCCAGCAACAGTGACATTAACAGTTACTGGTGGTGCTGGTGGTGGCGTGTATGAATAGCCTGGCACTGAGAATGGTCGATTAAAACCAGTATCACCGCCTAGACCAGCAAAAGGGTTGTTAGTGCTAGGTGTTGGAGTTGGGCTCGGAATTACTACTACTGGAACTGGCTCTGGAGTTACAGGTTTAGGAATTACTTTAGGGGCTGTCACTAAAGGCGCAAGATCATCAGGTTCTAAAGCAAGTATGCCGCCGCCTGCCTTACGAACAGGCATATTGCTCACTTTGCCAAGAAGTTCTGCGATTAACTCAAGGGTTGTTAAGGTTTCTTTAAATGGGTCAACTGGTGGCTTGATGCTACTAATTTGCCCCTGTAGGGCTGCTGTGGCTCGCTGTGAGGCTTCTAATTGCTTCTGTAACTTCTCGGCTAAAGTAAAGTCCTCATTGAGGATTGCGCGCTGTAACTCTAAACGTAGTTTCTCATCTTCTGAAATCTTGCCCTTTAAAGCAGCTTCAATCTGGATCTTGTCTAAGTCAAAAATTGATTGAGCCTTACTTAACTTGGCTTGGTCAGCAGCAGCCTTCTTAGCTGTATCACTTTGCTTCTTTTGTAAAGCCAAGATTGCTTTTTGACGTTTAATGGCATCGGCTTCTAATTTGGCTAATGCTTTGGCTTGTTGTTCTTGACTTATTTGTACTGGTGTCTTTTTGGGCGCAGCAACTGGGTTAGGAGTTATCTTTCTGCCAGCGGCTGCACCGGCAAATCCGCCAAAAATATCTTTAGGTAGATTTTTAAGATTCTTTAGCAGCATAGGAATTACACCTATTAAGCCACCGATCTTTTCAGTAGTGAAGGCAACAGCAGTAGCAATATCTTCAATAGCCTTGGCGGCATCGCTGGCCTCAGTACCACCACCGATACGAGCAAAAGCATTGACTAAACCGCCACCAATAATTTCTGAGGCGTTGCCTGTTGCGATTGTTAATGCATCCATCTTAAATTGTGTGGTGCCAAGATAATCTGTGGCAGATCCAGCTGAACGAGTAAGCAATACTCCTAGAACCTCAGCAAAAGATTTAGAACTTAACTCAGCAGTAGTAAGGCCAGTGTTGTATTTCTTTAAGCCTTTGGTAATGCCGACATAACCATTGGCAAGATCTTGCGAAACTGTGGCTAGATCGATGCCAGAAGCGCGGCTAATAGTGATCGCATTATTTAACAATTCTTGTGACTTGGTTAGCGAACCAGTCGTGGTCAATAGCCCCTGAAATGCCGGGCGAAGGATGTCATCGGCGATTGCGGCTGATCGCTCAAGCTCGGCAATGTATTTAGTAATAGCAGGATTAGCAAAGCCAATGCCTAAGTTTTCAACTGCTCTGTTAAGGCGAATTGCTGCCGCTTCATCCTCAGCAAAAGCCTTGACCGCTTGCTTGCTAAAATTAACAACTGCGGCAGTACCAAACGCTAAGCCAAATGTCTTGGCAAGCTTTTTGACATTTTTCTCTAAATTAAATGTGGATTTGCTTGCCTGATCAAAGGCTCTCTTGCCAGTGAACTCAGCTGCGACATCAATTACAATATTGGCCATTAGCCGCGCACCGTCGCTCTCTGGTTTAACTTCATTTTAATTTTGTCAATAGCTCGTAAAACGCCATCTTGTGCTTTGCCTTCATCTTCTTCATAAGCACGAAACAGGGCACGACCCTGCATCTTGGCATCGCCTTTCAAAACAGATGAATACTTGCTGTTTAGATTCTGTACAAATCTTGAACTTGGAGTCTTACGCCCAGCAGTTTCATAGATAGCACCAGCAGCAGTCTTGTTAAACAAACGCGCTAATGATCTAAACCCTCGGCGATTAGGCTTGGATGGTGTTGTCTTATAACCAATACCAGCTTTGGCAATCCGCGCAGTGTAAACAGGAAATCTGGCTTGACTATTATCTCGTGGTCGCCAGTTGCTTAACACTTGGCTATCAGAAGGCATATAGCCCTTAGCCGCCTTAACAACGGGCTTGAGGGCTATCGCCATGTCTTTAGGTAATTGCTTGGCTAAATCAGGTGTGAATTGGCGTAAGGATTTACGAAGTGCGAGACCGCCCTTTACTGCGACTGGCATCTTTCATCTCCTTATTTCGATCTTTCATAGCCTGTAATAAAGCCTTAAACATTCTCGAATCTAGTTCGAGTAAGTCATTAGGCGCGATCTGTGTCTCCAGACTTAATCTTGCGATCAAGTAAGTGAAAGATTCACGCCCTATAATTCCGGGTCGTCATCTAGAACTTCCACTTTTTGAAGTGTGTCCAAGAACTCCGCACCAAACATCTTGACAGTTTCACCGCTGCGGCGAATACACTCCCAAGCCAGCCAATACACATCACTCTGTTTTTCATCGTCACGAAAAGCTTTGTGGAAGCCTTTCTTGGCGTAAACCTCGAATGCGTATTCGATCGATGGGGTTATCTGATGATCAGATACAGAGCCATCTGCCCTTGTGATCTTTAGCTTTGCCATTCTTTTAGCCCTTTTCTTTAGTAGTTAGATTATGACCAAGTACCAGTTGAAGCAGTTGTTGTCTTGCTGTTGCAGGTAAATGTTAGGTCTAGCATACCTTCATCGCCGACTGCGCCGTTGATGTCTGTTAGGTTATCGATCAAGATTGTTCCTGAGTAAAGCAAGTTAGTTGCTGATACTGCGACATCTGATACCTGAATTGCTTGCCATGCGATTGTGCTGCCATAGCCAGCCTGGAGTGTTGCTAGAACGTTTGATGCTGCTGTGTCGTTTAAGAATGAAATTGTAAGTGTGTCTGCTGATAGACCGGTGACGAACTTGTGAGCTGTGTCGCCCATAGCAGTAACTTCGATCTGATCTGACTGACGGTTAAGTGTAAAAGCAGTTACATGGTCAGAGAGATTAATCGTTGCCAATTTTAATCCGACCTTGTTATTTAAGAAAATTGCCATGATTATTCTTCTTCCTTCTTAGTAGTTACTGGCTTTGCTGGTGCATCGGTGATCTGACCAATCTTCTTCAAGAAGGCTAGATCCTCTGGTGTTAGGTCTG